GATGTACGAAGATTCTTTATATACGAGAGTTTCGCATTATTCATATGAGATCATTAACAACAAGCTGAGATTGTATCCAACCCCAAGAGGTAGTGACAACTTTGCAGGCTATCTTGATCGGGTGTGGTTTAAGTTTAGAATCAAATCAAGTGTTTTTGAAGAAGAGGGTGATATTGATACCGGCATTGAAGGTATCAACAACATCAATACATTACCGTTTGATAATATTCCATATGAGAATATTAACGCGATTGGCAAACAGTGGATCAGAAAATATGCTCTCGCTCTTTGCAAAGAGATGTTGGGACAAATTCGTGGTAAATTTACAACAATTCCGATTCCGGGCGAGAGCGTAACTTTAAATCACTCGGAACTCCTTAGTCAAGCTAAAGAAGAACAGCAACAGCTTAAAGATAAGTTGACTGAAGTGCTGAAAGAGGTAGAATACCCAGAATTGGCCAAGAAAGACCAAGAAAAGGCTACCGCAGCGGAGGAAACTTTAAGAAGATCGCCATTGCCAATATTTGTGGGGTAGGAGAGAGTAAATGTCAGACGATAACAATTGGTCAAAACCTAGCGCCCCTCCTCCGCCCTTGTTTTTAGGCAAGAAAGAGCGCGATCTTGTCAAACAAGTAAATGATGAGCTTGTAGAAAAGGTAATCGGACAACAGATATTATATTATTCGATCGACATGACTACAACAAAATTTCACGACATGTACGGCGAAGCTATGAAAAAGACGTTTTTACCCCCAATTCGTGTTTATGCTCTTATTAAGTTTGATGATGAGTCTACACATTATATGGAAAACGCCGGAATTGATAAAATTTCTCAAATCACCGTCCAGTTTCACAAACGTAGGTTAGAAGAAGATCAGGATGTATATGTTAGGGAAGGCGATTTTGTCTTATATGGTAATATTTACTATGAAATTACCAAGCTTTCACAGCCTCGCAAACTTTTTGGTCAAGTAGACGAAACTTTTGAGATTGCTGCAACATGTAAGCGCGCAAGAAAGGGATTATTCGATGCTACCTGATAACTTTGATTTTGCACAACTTCCAGAGGAAGCCGGTAGCTTAACTTTGAAAGAAGTGGGAATGCTGGCGTCTGATATTGAAAATATTGACTATTCTGTTATGTCGTGGATGAAAGAAGACTTAGCTTTAATGGCTATGACCAATCAGGGGTTTACCAAGGTACCCGTATTGTGGCAAAGCCCAGAAAGAGCCTTCCAGATTAAAAATGAAAAAGAATTGAGAGATGACAATGGTGCTTTAACTCTTCCCATTGTGAGTGTTGAACGCACAAGCATTACGAAAGACCCGGCCAGAAAAGGCGGCTACCAAGCTCACACTTATTCTTCGCCCGGCGAACCAAAGGACAAAAATCGCTCTCTTAATGGCACCACCGGAAGAATAGTTATTGGACGGAGAATAAAGCAAGATAAAACTCGCAATTTTGCGGTTGTTAAAGCTAATCGCAATAGAAGCAATTTGCCGACAAATCAAGAGAACACTCGGAGAGTTAACAAAAAGATCGTTGTGCAAACTTTAACCATTCCGATCCCTGTTTATATTAACGTCGATTACAAAATCGTAATTAAAACGGAATACCAGCAACAGATGAACGATCTCATGACACCCTTTATGACCAAAACTGGACAAATCAACGCTTTTGTTATGAAAAGAAATGGACATCTTTATGAAGCTTTTATAGATCAAACTTTTACACACAACAATAACGTATCAAACTTAAATGAGGACACGCGATTGTATACATCTGAAATTAATTTGAGAGTTTTAGGATACTTAATGGGTGAAGGTAAGAACGACGACCGACCAATTGTTAGAATAGATGAGAACATGGTGGAGGTTACGTATCCTACCGAAAGGGTACCCCGCCCCGGTGATCCCGACTTTTTTGGCTCTTAAAACACTTCCTGAAGTGTGTTTGGGATTAAAAATACTATTTATTTTTGATTGCGCAAGCATTTAGAGCATTATACTATAGAGAGGGACACGTAATGTCAGTAAAGAATTTTAAATTTGTATCGCCCGGAGTGTTTATCAATGAGATAGACGACTCTTTTATTCCAGCCGATGCAGAAAATATCGGACCAGTTGTTATCGGACGATCAAGAAGAGGCTTGGCTATGCAGCCAGTAAAGGTTGGATCATACTCAGACTATGTTAAAACGTTTGGTAATACGGTACCGGGCGCCGGCGGCGGAGATATTTATCGTGATGGCAACTTACAATCACCGATGTACGGCACGTACGCTGCGAAAGCCTTCCTTCGTGCGAATGTGGCACCTCTTACATACATTCGTCTTCTGGGACAACAACACTCCAGTAATGACGGCACAGCCGCTGCTCAAGCAGGGTGGAGCACTGATGGGTACCCCCTCGGCACGGCCAATGAGATGAACGATCCGGCTGCAGCTAATGGCGGCGCATTTGGATTGTTTATTTTTCCCTCTGGCTCCGGTTTCACCGAGGGCACCGCCGCGGCCCAAAACTTAGGTCGCGGACACCTTGCAGCAATTTGGTATTTAAATAACCCCGGCGCCGATGGAACGGCAAAAGCTAAAATTCAGCTCAGTGGCGCTGTTTATCCGGGTCTCGGCAACAAATCTACAGAGTACATGACTGCCGTTGGACTGGCCACAGCGATTTCAACCGATTCAGATGGATTGTTTACGGTTATCATCTCAGGCTCCAAGGAAGAGAAAGTCAGATTCAATTTTGACGATGGCAGCGAAAACTTTGCTCGTAAACGGTTCAACACAAACCCTCAGTTAAACAATACAACAGCATCAAACTACTTCCCCGGTAGGCTCAAAAGAGACTATTGGCTTGGAGAAACTTACGAACAATCACTGAGAGCTGCAGGTAAAGCTAGCGGTGGATTGGTGGGTGCTATCTATCCTATTGGTTTCGGGGGCGGTACGTTAGCAACTGCTACCACTGAGCAGCCAAACAAAATGAAAGGACAAGCATCTACAGAAGCCCGAGCCGGATGGTTTATTGGGCAGCATCTCGGACCCGCAGGTAACTATGAACCACAAAACATGCAAAAACTCTTCCGCCTTAAAGGCCGCGGACATGGTGCGTGGCTCAGCGACAACGCCAAAGTTTCCATTGAGAGAATTAAAACATCAACCTCCAAAAATAGTGAGTTTGGAAGCTTCTCCGTTGTTATTAGAACTCTTACTGACACTGATCAGAAAGTGCAGGTTCTTGAAAGATTCGATAATCTAAACTTAGATCCAAGATCGCCAAATTTTGTTGGACGCAAGATTGGTACAAAGTATCAACAGTGGGATCAGGCCGAGAAACGGCTTAGAGAATATGGCGATTATCCAAATAATTCTGCTTACGTTTACGTTGAATTAAATGAAGATGTTAAAGCTGGCGCCAGCGAATCGACACTGCTTCCATTTGGTTATTATGGACCACCTGTTCCCAACGGACTAACTTTCACAGGCTCCATTGACTCCGACCTTTATACAGATGCGTATGTAATGCTTAATGTTTCTAATGTTGCAACCGGCTCGTTCAACAAGGGCAACTATGCACAAAAATACGGAGAGTTAGGACCTGTGTGTTCTGGTTCAACTGCAAATGAAGGCGGTCAGTTCCAATCACAGATGTCCGGAACGCTAGTATTTGCTACGGCTTCGCTTAGGATCAACGCTACTGACGGTGGTTTAAAAGATCCCACAAATGCCTATTTTGGACTTGCTAGTTCAAGAACTCAAACTTCCACGCGCTCCACAAGAGGGTTGCAGGATTATGGAAGACTGTGGTATAGCGGATTCCCTGATGATCCAACAACAGGCGCCTTCACGGTTAAGGGTGTTAACGCATGGTCGTATATCTTCTCAATGGATGATATCAAGGAAGCTAGTGGTATTTATACATACGATTCTGGCTCTAGAAAAGCAGGAACATCAAAAACTTCTGGTTCGTACACATCTCTTCTGAATGCCGGCTATGATCGCTTCACGGCGCCTTTCTGGGGTGGTTTTGATGGAGTGGATATTACAGTTCCAGATCCTTTCGCCAACTCGCTTATGACGGATGGCACATCGACCGAAAAGAACAACTATGTGTTCCACACTCTTCGACGTGCAATTGACACTGTGACTGATCCTGAGTTTGTTGACATGAATGTCTTGACAGTTCCCGGCTTAACACTTCCGGGACTAACAGGTCACATTGTTGATGTTTGTGAAGAAAGAGGCGACTCTTTGGGTCTTATTGACCTTCCAAATGTTTATATACCAACTCACGAATCTTATAAGAGTGACGTAACTGAAACGCGGGGCACAAACCCGCTGGGAGCCTCCTTAGATCTCAGTGACAGAAGAATTGACTCTTCATACGGAGCTACTTTCTATCCATGGGTCCAAACACGCGATGATGAAACAGGACAACTTCTCTGGATTCCACCAACTGTTGCAGTTCTTGGTGTCTTGGCTAGTTCCGAGGCCAAAACAGATGTATGGTTTGCCCCGGCTGGATTCAACAGAGGTGGCTTGTCCGAAGGTGCTGCTGGTATCCCAATCACTGGAATAACAGAAAAGCTGACATCAAAAGATCGCGACACTCTGTATGAATACAATATTAACCCGATTGCATCTTTCCCAAGTTCTGGAATCGTGTTGTTCGGACAAAAGACTCTCCAAGAGCGCCAAAGCGCCCTTGACAGAATTAATGTCCGCAGATTGGTCATTTTCATGAAGAAGCAGATTTCGATTCTATCGACACAAGTACTCTTCGAGCAAAATGTACAACAAACTTGGAACAGGTTTACAGGGTTGATTGAGCCGTTCTTATCGAATGTTCAAACAAGGTTCGGTATTACCGAATATAAATTGATTCTTGATGAAACCACGACTACACCAGATCTAATCGATCAAAACGTTCTTTATGCAAAAATTATGATTAAGCCAGCGCGCGCAATTGAATTCATTGCAATTGACTTTGTTATCGCTAGAACCGGTGCATCATTTGATGATTAAAATAAGGGGAAAACATTTCCCCCTCACTATATATTTTAGAACAGGAGAACCTACACAATGCCATTTTGGTCAACAAACTTTAGAGACACACCATTACAGAAAGATCCAAAAAGAAATTTTAGATTTACAGTAGAATTCGATGGAATCGATTCGGAACAAGGAGGCGGACTTGCGTGGTATGCTAAAAGTGTTACGAAACCCAGCTTTACTGTTGAAAACGTTGAGCATGCGTACTTAAACCATAAGTTTTATTATCCCGGCGCCGTGACATGGAACACAGTCACAATCGAGATGGTCGATCCTATTGGTCCTGATGTTACTGCTACATTCGCTGATATCCTTCAGCAATCTGGTTATGTTCCTCCTGCTAACTCTACTGCCTTGGGTTCTATTTCAAAAGCAAAAGCTACCAACGCGTTAGGACAGATTACTATTACTCAGATAGACTCTGACGGCAAGCCTCTTGAGACTTGGACTCTCTGGAACGGCTTCTTGAAAGATTTTCAACTTGGCACATTGGCATACGGTGATGATGAGTTGACTGTGACAACTCTTGAAATTATGTACGATTGGGCAAGAGTTAAAACTGAGAACGCATCCGAAGCCACTAACGGTTCAAGAGGTAAAGAATTCTTTAACCAAGGCGGCGGTGCATAAAATACGACAATTAATTAAACGAGAGGTGAACATTGTCTAGAAACCAAGATCGTCTTGGTGGAGTTCAACAGCCTGATACGGCACCCCCACCCCAAACCATGAGCGAAGGTGGGTTTTCATTCGTCGTCCCGACTGAATTTGTTGAATTGCCATCTGAAGGCAAATACTATCCCGAAGGACACCCATTGTGTGGTGAAACTTCTATTGAAATTAAGCAGATGACTGCTAAAGAAGAGGACATACTAACGTCCCGCACATTACTCAAAAAGGGCGTGGCGCTCGACAGAGTATTGGCCAGCGTTATAGTTGATAAGTCAATTGACCCCGATTCATTGTTGGTTGGTGATCGCAATGCGATCATTATCGCAACAAGGGTGTCAGGTTATGGTAACGATTATTCTACGAAAGTAACATGCCCGGCTTGCGGTACCGCTCAAGAATATACATTTGATTTAAACAGTGCCGATATTTTTGGAGGGGGCAATAGCACCTTGGGTGTTATAAAAAATGACGATGGAACCTTTAACGTTGTATTACCAAAAACGGGCATTACGGCCACATTTAGATTGTTAACTGGTTATGACGAAAAAACGCTCTTATCTGGCAGCGAACTGGACAAAAAACAAAAAGTTGAGAGAAATGTTACCAGACAGCTCTCAAGCATGCTTGTAGCAGCCAATGGTGACACGTCAGCACAAGCTATCAATTATCTTGTAGGTAACCTCCCATCTATGGACACGCGCCATCTGCGGCTAGCCTATCGTGAAACAGCGCCAAATGTTGATTTGACTCAGCATTTCGAATGTTCCGAGTGTGATCATGAGCAGGACATGGAGGTGCCGCTCTCCGCGGACTTTTTTTGGCCTGACCAGTGAGTATATGGAAAATGTGTATGAACAGTTCTTCTTCCTAAAATATTCAGGCGGCTGGTCATTCAGTGAGGCGTATAATTTACCAGTAGGATTAAGAAACTGGTTCACACAAAGGCTCATTGCTCAATTAGAAATGGAAAAAAAGGCAATCGAAGAAGCCTCAAAGGGGAGAGGCAGCAGCAGTTCATCAACGCACACGTTAACGCCAAATAATGAGCCATCAATACCGAATAGATTCACAGGGGGTTAAACCCCTTTGTTTTTTTGCATAAAACTATTTAATTTAGACGAGGTATAGTTAATGGCTTTGAACCCGACGCAAATACAACAACTGATTGACGCGCTTGAGAAGCAGGGCGGCGCTGTTGGTACGCTAAAACTAAGACTCGAAGAGCTTTCAGCACAACAGTTGGATGCGGTACAGCAAGCTGCTGCTTTGATCAGTGCTTCGGATGCAGTCACGGATGCTCTTAATAGACAAGAAGAAGCTAATATGAGGCTGACGAATTCTTTAGAAGATCAGCGGCAAAAAGCAGAAGAAGAACTCGCAGTTCAAATTGATATAGCTGCAATGGCTGAAAAACAAACCGAATTAGATGAAATCTTAATTGATCAGCTTGAGAACAAACTTAGACTGCAACAAGACCTGACCGGTCGCGAGCGTGATCAAATCGATAATCTTAAAAAGGCAATCGATCAGCGCAAAAAAGAGCTTCCGCAACTAAAGAAGACATCCGAAGCCATGAAAGGCTTAGGCACTAACATTAGCAAAATGCTTTCTGGTTCTGCTCCAGATATCAACAGCGTGATGAATCCTAAAAACATATCAAATCTAAAAAATATGTTTCAGACCTTCAAGAAAGATCCAGCAGCCATGAAAGTTGCATTAAAGGGTATGATGAAAGCCGCCGGCATGAAAGCTATAGCAATGCTGGCAATGGAAATCGGAAAATTAGCTAAAGAATTGGGCGACACTGAAAACGCATTTATGCGAGCAACCAACTCTTCCCGAGATTTTGCAAGAAATATAACGCTTACATATCGCGAAGGTCGTAAATTTGCCATGGCTGCTAAGGATATGACAGCCGCGGCCGTATCTTTAACAACGACGTTTACCGACTTTACGTTTTTGGCACCCGATGCACAGAGAGAAATCACAACAGCAACCGTAGCGCTTAATAAAATGGGAATGAGTAATTCAAACACCGCACAAACAATGCAACTTTTAACAAAAAGTTTTGGCATGACAGGCAAAGAAGGCGTTAAAACTCTTGCAAATTTAGAAAAGTTTGCTGAAAACCTTCAAGTGCCACTAAGCAAACTTAGTGCTGACTATATAGCTGCTGGCGATAGTTTGTCCAAGCTGGGTGATAACGGCGACGATGCATTCCGAAGATTAGCCAAGATTACCAAGGTCACAGGGCTCGAAATGAACAAACTTCTCAATATTGTTAATCAATTTGACACTTTTGAGGGCGCTGCTAGACAAGCTGGAAAATTAAATGCCGCATTGGGCGGTAACTTTGTAAACGCCATGGATCTGATGATGGAAACAGATCCGGCCGCAAGATTTGAACAAATAAGAAGTGCAATATTGGATTCAGGTCTTTCGTTTAAAGAGATGTCATATTATCAGCGTAATTTCTACAAAGATGCGTTAGGACTTCAGAGCGTTGCAGATTTGGCTCAAGTATTAAGTGGCGATATGTCCGCTGTTACTGACGAAACTATGAAATCAGAACAAGAACTGTTGGCGCTCAAAGAGCAAGCCAGAGTGACCGCTAGTTTTCAAGAACAGTTAAACGCCGTTTTCGCACAGATGATACCGATTCTAACACCTGTTATTGACCTGATTAGCAACGTTATATCTGGTTTAAACACCATGGCCCCCGTTCTTAAAGTTATAGGCGGCGCGCTGATAGGCTTTTTTGTCGGCGGCGGACCTATAGGGGCCGCAATCGGTGCTTTAGCTATGCTTTTTGATACTATTGAAGTTGGAAACACAGGAATGTCATTTCTTGAGGTGATATTGCAGGAAGTTGGGGCTGCGTGGTCCAACTTGTTTACCGCATTTTCACCGTTTGTTGATATGTGGAGTTCGTGGATGCCTGACTTGGCGGAAGACTCAATAGTGTTCGATGGGCTCGCTCTTGGACTTAAGGCTCTTGCGAAGGGCTTCAGCGGCATGACGAATGTTCTCGCCTTAGTTGTCAACTCGATTGCGGTTGTTGCCACTGCTTTTAACGGATTAGTGACAGGAAACTGGGAGCCTTTTCAGAAATCTCTGGCAAATTTTGGTAACACAGTCCGCAAAATTATTGAACCCTTCATGATGTTAGCTAATTTTGTTGGATTGATCGACGACAAATTTACCGCGTTCGGATTCACCTTATTTGAAAAACAATACGCATCTAACATGGTCGATGGTATTGAGAAAATGGGTAGCGTGATTACTGGAGTAGGCAACGCCGCGGCGTATATGGGAGACAAAATTAGTGCTGCATCTGATTGGGTAAGTGGTATAGCTGACGATTGGTTTGGCGATGATGAAAAATCACTTACTGTGACCCCTGCCCTAAAAGAAGCTAGCGAAGTTGCTCAAAAGGCTGCGTCTGTATCAACCAGCAACGTGGTTGCAAGAACAACATCAAGCGACGGCGCCACTGATTCGGTGGTCAATGACTTTAAAAACGAATTAGTAAGTCTTAAAAATGCTCAAGCTTCTGGTGGGGCTCTTGATAGCAATCGAGAACAAACTCTTGTGGTCAATATGCACGTTGATAGAGAGAAGTTCGCATCTATTGTTCAGAAAATTAATGGGGAGGAGGCTCTGCGCGACATTAGCAGCAGAAACGTTTAAATAAGATATGCCAAAAAGTAAAAGCAATGCAAATCATTTTTATAATCAAGTGTTTGATACGGGAAAGTATCAAAGTGCTTCCAAAGGTAAGGGTCGCGCTAAGAAAAAAGCATACTTTTCAGACGGTTCAGACGCATTAGCGAATATTAAAAAACAATTCGTTTCCTTTCTGCATGTTCCCTCTGACAATAGTGTGTTTTTTAAGGCTTTTATAACATCCTATAATGAGACTTATAATTCTACATGGAAATCGGAACAGGTTTTTGGTAGGGCTGATCAAATTCATAGTTTTGTGCAAACAGGTCGACAAATACAATTATCCTTAGCGGTACCGGCTGCTAGCGAGAGCGAAGCGTTTGAAAATTTGTCAAAAGTTCAAAAGCTAATTCAGTTTCTTTATCCCAACTATGAACACATCCAAGAAGCACAAACAATCTCCCAAGGGCCCTTAGTAAGACTGAAAATTATGAACTTGTTACAGGATATGTCTGACGCCGGCGCCGCCGCGAACGCCACGCGGCAAATGTCAAATGAGCAATATTTTGCTAGCTATCAATCACGCGGAACGGAGCCACAACTGGGTACTCTCGGTTTTATATCATCCCTAACGGTCAACCACAATCTTGAAAATCGCGATGCAGGGGTTTTTGAAAAAATTAATCAAACCAGTGCCGCCACTGGACTGAGCCCCGAATTCTCC